ATGTTCAGCCCATGCTGATTTATCCATTACATAACCTTATTCAGATTGCCAAGCTCACGTATTGCCTTTAAGACAATATCGGCTTGCTTGTTACGGGATTCCTCATCAGCAATGTCCATAGCTAGAATCGCCTGAAGCTGTTTCACCGCAAGTTCTGCTTCCCTTAAACGCATATCCGCCGCATCGTTCTGCTGCTTCATCTGGAGTTCTATACCTTTACGGGTATATTCTGCCTCCAATGTCTGACGCTCCAGATCCAACTTAGCCGCATCAATCTGCGACTTAGCTTGTGTCTTCTCACGCTCTACCTGCATTAGCATCTGAGCCACTTCTGCCTGTGCATCTGGTGTTGGTGGCTGTGGCTGAGACAATGCAGCATTCTGCTCAGGACTAATCTCGTTAAGGAATACAGACGCATCCTTAAAGCCAGCAGCCTCAATCATACGAGCCAAGGTGTCACGGTACTGAGCCACACTAACCAATGGATTAGATGGACCATAAGCCTGAATGATCTGCTCCTGCTTCTGGCTAATCATATTCAGCATGGCTAGCTTCTGCTCACGGTCACCTGAACCCAGACCAACATTAACCGATACGTCGTACTCGTTAGCCCATGTACGTGGATCAAAAGTCACAAACTTGCCGCGCATACGGACAATCTTGGCCTCGTCCTGATACTTGCCCAACAGATGCAAAATGCCTCTAAACAGAGACTTAACGCCAGTCTCAGCAAAGATACGAGCAATCAACTCCAGCTTGCCAGAGTTAGACTTCATCATCGCAGCAATAGCCGTAGCACTCACGTTATTGAGCACATCCGGATCAAGACCTTGTTGAGCATCGCTAACACCTGTACGCTTGGCCTGAACCTGATCCATGTACTCCAGCATCGGGAATGCCTGAGCCGTAACAGACGGAACCTCAATAGGCATAACAGCGCCAGCTTGCTTCATCCGAACTATGCCACCCGGTGTCGCATTAAGCGCATCATCTAGGTTGACCTGACCATCCACAACACCAAGACGAGCATTGTTCGTGAGATACAGGTTATCAAGCATCTGACGGGTAACCGTAGACTTGATAAGCTGGATGTCCATCGTCCGATCAGCTAGCGACTGACCAAAGAACTTGTGCGGAATAGGAATAGGACACAGGCTATGGAACGGGATTACATCGCATTCCTCATCGTCCAGAATCTCGCTGCCAGCGTACAGAATCTTACGCAACTCAGCGATACCGTCACCGTTAACGTCAATGTAGATATAGCACTCGTATACCTCAATGACCTGCATTGCAGGATCTAGGCTGATGTTCTCGTCTGGCTGCTCACCCTGAGAGAACCTTGCTACTCGCTCAGGCGTAAACTGCAAGTCATCGTAAGAAGGCAAGCCCTCAACTACCTTCTTCTTAAAGCCCATAGCAATCAACTCGCTACGAGTCATCAAGCGACGATGAGCCACAAACGGGCTATCCTGAATCGTTCTTGCCGACTTGCTAATTAGGAATTCTTCCGGCGGAACGTTCTCAATCTTTACGCAGCCGTATTCCTTAGACTTCTTGATCTTTACCTCGAACTTAGGGATCTGAATCGGCATACCCATCATATCTATGCCGCCATCCATGAACTCGACTTCCTGCTCGACCACCTCAATGCCGGGATCAGACAAGAGCATAGCTAGTTCATCTTCGCTCAGGTTCTCGTACTTCTCAGTCTTAACGTCTTCCTTTTCTTCCCAGTACGCTTTGACAACGCCAACCTTCTGCATCAAGGCATCTTTGAACCAGTTGTGCAGGATCAATAGACCATCGTTCTCACGATAGAACACCCAGTTACAGTAGTCAGTGGCTTGTTTAGCCGATTCCTCATCTTCAGGACGAGTAGGCTCAAAGTAGACAATATCCTCAGTTGTCGTAAAGACTCGGATAAGTTGTGGCAATGCACCATCGATAGCCTCAGCTACCTCGCCAGTGACGATCTGGCTACGGCCTTCTACCTCATTGCCGTAAGGATTACGTAAGTAATAGTCCAGAGCCTTGCGCCGTAGCTCGGTAGTCTCTGTTTCAATGTAACCGATGGCATTGTCGATTTCGTTCTCAAGAATGCCCTTGATCTGACCTTCATCCATCTTCATAGCAAATCCTTAACGGAAATTTTGCCTATTATACAATCCAATTTGTCTTAATTGGCAATGTTGTTGACCACGAACCGTCGCTCTCGTCAAGCCCTATTGCAAGGTAACGGAAGGCATCTGCAAAGTGACTTGACCAATCGTGGAGAGGTTTCTCGTAGAAAACATTACGCTTCTCGTCATGCTCCCGACGGTAGTTCCTCAGCGCATTAAGCCCATTCTTCGTCTTGGGATGAAACCAGCACCGGGGAATAAGTCTTCTGACCGCTTGTATGCCATCAGCCACAGATAGACGCGGACAAACCGTAATCGATAGCCCAGCCTCCTCAAGCACTTCCTTACGCGATTTACCTGTGCCAAGTTCCCGTACTTGTACGTCATGCGGAAGGATTTGGTTAAACTGTTCATACTTGTTATCCCTCAGCCAGTTAACGTACCAGTCTAATCCTTGCCCGTGATTTTCGATGCAGTCCAGTAATCTAATTTCTTTTCCAGCCAGTTGAGCAATCCAGATAGTAGTGCTATCACCCATTCCAAGATCCCAAGCAGCAAAAGAGCGACACAAGTCATCACGAGGAAAATCGCTAATATGACCAAGTTTCTCAAGATCGTTAATAAGTTTCCCAAAATAGCTCCCTTCTACGGCAGAATTAAAGTCGCATTCAAACTCTTGCCGATACCTATCTTCACCCATCTCAAGCTGGGAAGATTTAAGTTCTGACTGCGGAATAATGTTGGTTTGACTAGCCTTAAACTCTACGTAAGCCCAACCATCGGTTTCTTTAGCCCGGTCTGCAAACTCCCTAAAATGGTTGTTTCCTTTAGGGGTTCCAATAAACAATGCCCAGCCTAATCGGTCAGTCAATGCAGGGCGCAATACCTCGTTCCAAACTTTAGGGTTCATATCCCCTACCTCGTCCAGAACAACCCCATCATAATAGGTTCCCCGTAGTGAATCTGGGTTATCTGCCCCATGAAGCGAGATTCTTCTACCCCAGAAGTCCACCCTAAGTTCAGCTATGTTTACGGAAGCCCCTAACGGCCTTGTGTACTTGACTAGATAATCAAACGCAATTCTCTTGGCTTGTGTATACGTTGGCGCTACATAGGCGTATCGAGGATCTTCTAGATTGCACTCGATAGCCCGTTTTACCAGTTGATTGATTGCGGCAACAGTTTTGCCGAATCTTCGGTGCATGACTCCAACAACGAAGCGGTTATTGTCTAGCGCATCATGCAGTATTACCTGATGTTCCCTTGGCTCATAAGGAATTACGATCTCAGTCATTGTCCAACTCTCGGTTTTCTTTGTAAGAGCCAGTATTCTCCTTGTCCTGCCAATCATCCCCAACAAACTTAGGCTCTACCCCATTTAACCATTTCTGTATAGAAAGGAAACAACCGCCACGATCACCAAATTTACCGCCATGCCAGCTATTAGGATAAACCCTAATAGAATCGCCAATGTTGTTTTGACCGAACCACTGCCCATTACACATAAAGTTAATATCCCCACCGATATATACTTCAAAAGAATCGACGTTAGGATGTATGTGCGGGGCAATCTCTGAGTTAGGCTTAACTAAGAACATCTCGACCTGATATTTGTCTTGCCGGTAAAGAACTACTCCATGCGTCTCAGCCACATAAACTAAGGCATTAGCGTCTGGTGTGTTTATCGGCCTATTGACCATCCACCAATTTTTAAATTGCTCAAGATCATCAAACATTAGTGCTGGCCTGTAGGCTTACGATACCCGCAGTTAATGCATACGTTGCCAACCATAAACGCACTGCACATAGGGCAGTTAGCCATCTGTCTGTACTTCATTTCTTGCCTCCCCAACGGATTACCATCTCTTGAGCCTCGCCATCCCTACCTGTTACCTCTG